CGACCGTTGAATCGCTGAATACCGGCCGCGGCACCAGACCAGCCACCCGCTGATCCCTGCACAGCTTTGACGCCCGCGAGTATCTCATACAGCTTCTTGGCGTCGTTGCTGATGATTTGGATGAGGATTCTTAGCCTGGCGTTCACGGTCGGGCTGCTCTACCTCGGCCTTGTTTGTCCTGACGTTTCTTGGCCGCTTCGACTTGCCTGTCGTGTTCGCTACGCCGAATGAAGATGTACTCCCACTCCTCCATCAGCCTGGGGTGCTGGTCGTACAAGCCACCTGCCACTGGGAGCGCCCCCCAGTTCATAGCCTCGCAAAGCATGAACAGTCGAAGCGACTCCGGTGGACCATGAGGGATGGGCTGCTTGCGCAACCACATATCAATGGCTGTCTCTAAGCGGCTTTTCCCTCTTCCTCCTTCACCCGCGCCTCACGCATCTTTTGCAGCGAGGCAATCTCGCGGTCGATGTCCTCGACACTCATCTCGTTGAGCAGCCACGGGTTCTTGATGCGGATGTCCTGCTCGATCACGTCGACGATCTTGGGGTTCGCCTTGTCGAGGAACTCACGAAGGTTGGAATCGTTGAAGGTGACCACGGCGCCGTTGCGCATCAGGTTCCAGTTGCAGATGGCAGCCTTGAGCAACGTGAACCGCTCGTCACCGGGAGCGGTGTTGATGCTGGCGTTCTGTGACGAACGGTCGAACTTGACCTCGCGGTTGACCGAGTTGAGGTACTGCCGCTTGGAACCCTCGTTGAGGGCTTTGTGCTCGACCCAGCTTGCGCCGTCAGGCAGCGGGACGCGATACGTCTCCTCGAAGGCGAAGTAGTCGGCCTGCACCGTTTCGGTGGCCGAGACGCCAGCCTTGGCCATTGCTTCGGCTGCGGGGTCCTTGACTTCCGTGGTTGCACCCATGGTTGTGAGCCTCCTGTGCTCGTTGCGGGTTTCTTTCAGGGATCGTTACAGAACCGTTGCGAGTCCGTTCTTGACCGTCGCCGTGACCAGAAGGTCGTTGGGGTCGGGCCGCAGGCAGCGGATCGTGGCGTCGTACTGGATGATGTCATCACCGGAAGGCGTGAAGTCGAACGGCTCGATGGCGGCGACCGGAATCTCCAACTCCAGCGTGTAAAGGCTGGCCGAGGAACCGATCACGGCGTACGACTCACAGGTGACGAGCACGTCGCTCTTGACCACGGTGCCTTGCGCCTGCGTGGCGTTCGGGTCACCGTAGACCGCCTGGCGCCACAGGTCCCGAGTCTCGGGACGGAGCGTGACACCGAGCGTGCATTCACGGCGCTTCGGAACCGCGTCACCGAGGAACAGGCTCCCGAGGCGGAAGTCGTCGTCCTCCATGTTGTTGTTGAAGTCGAAGTTGAACGACTTCGCACGCAGGTCCACGCTGTCGAATGCCACGGTGATGTTCGACCCCACCATCAGTTCCGTGGTGTCGAAGTCGGGAGCCGGGTTCGCCGACGCGGCACCGATGGCAACCTGCGTCAGTGCGATGAGGCCCGAGGTTCCCATCAAGTAGCCAGCCGCGTCCGCTTCCAGGTGAACGGTGTTGACGCGAGCGTCGGTGTATCGGAAAGCGTCGAGGCCGTCACCGATCTTCTCCTCGATGGACAGCCACGGGAGGTCCGCGCCTTCGATGGGGGTGATGGTGTGGGTACCTACGAGCGTGGGACCCGAGCCGCTGGTGGCAGACGAAGATGTTCCGAAGGCACCACGAAGAAGCGTCGCAAGGGATTCCATGCGGGCGTAGTAGTTGTACTCACCGGCGAAGGCGACCGGACCAAGCAGGGCGTCGGGAACGTCCCGGTTCCCACCGATCTCCGGGTCGGGGATCATGAGTTCACGGTTTCCGCCCAAGCCACCATCGCGGATACGCATGAACACGCCATTGGTTGTCGGATTCGCGAAGACGCCCTTGGCGCTCTGCGTGCGGAACCCGACGTGACCCGCCTGGCTCTGAAAGCCGCTCATGCTCTTCTCCCTATCCCGCTATCTGAGTCTCGACCCACAGGTCGAGGCTTGAAACGAACAAGAAGGTGCCTTTGAACACCGTACTCAGGAACCTCTGTCGACCCGCAGCATAGCGCGTTGCACGTTCAACGACTCCCGATTCGGCGTCTGTATCCACCAGTCCTCGCAAAGCTACCCGGAGGGCGTCGTCTCGGAACACCATTGCTCGCATTGACTTTGACAGAGCACTGTGCATAGCACGCCCTTCTTCCTCCTGAGCGTGCTTCACCATGACTTGCAACTTGAAGGTGTATCGCTGAATCGCAGGCTCGTTCGGAAGGCCGATCTCCCAGCCCTCCGGTACCCAGTCCTCCGCAACGACCCCGATAGTGATGTTCGGGTCGGTGGGACGCACCGGACGACCAACCACCGTTGGGTTGACACTCGCGTTAGTCGGGTTCGGCAAGCCGATCAATCCGGTCTTGAGTTCATCGACAATGTTGCCAGGAAAGGCGCTCATCGTAACTGGGTCAACTCTCCCATGATGTTGGTTTGGCCGCGGAACGCACCCTGAATCCAGTGAGCAAACAACTCGAAGATCACAATGGCATCTTCTTCGGTCAACTCCACAACAGGACGACGAACGGTCGGCGGGTCTGTACGGCCCATCTGGGCCGTTTCCAACTCATCCTCCAGAGTCGTGTCGGGTGACAAACCTGGCCACCAGAGGTCGACCCCGAAGGCGGTTGGCTCGACGATACCATGATCGTCGCTCAGCCATTGCCGCAAGTCTCCAAAACGTACGTTGATCGGAAAATCTGGGTCAAGACCCATCGACTCACGAATGCGTTGCGTCATGGGCCGCAAAGGTTCCCATGGCCCCTCGCTACTGCCTTGCTCGGTAAACCGCTGCTCAGCGGTTTCCCCAAGATAACTGCCAATGGTTGTAGCCGCAAAGCCAGCGAGCATCGGCGGCGACGTGACAAAGATAAGCTGCTGCATGATGTGCAGCACTTCTGTGGCCTCGACGGTCAGTACGACCGCGGGAACCTTCGCCGCCATTAGTCACCCGGCTCCCAGACGGGGAGCCCACGCGGCGACGGCAGCCCGCCGTTCCACTTCATGAAGTTGTCCTCAAACGCTTCGACGCCCGACGTGGCGTC